GCAATCCGAGCGGTTATCAAACAGCAAGTGATGTTTCTACCGCTATTGCTAACAAGGCAGATAAAGCGACAACTCTTGCAGGATATGGAATAACAGACGGTGCTAATAAAGATTTATCTAACCTCACTTCACAAGGTAAGAACATAGCCAACTGGTCTAGTAACGTTACCAACTGCATAACAGAGATACCACAAGACATTAAACTTGAGCTGAATAATGGTACACTGACCTTAAAAGCAGGAAGTAAAGTGTATGTGCCTAATGGTGTTGGTGTGTTTGATGTTGTAACAATAGACACAGATAAAACAAGAAATATGAGTGCTTGGAGCTCAAATACTTATCTATTATCCTATATACCATCATACGGCAATATAGTAACGAGCGTGTTATCTTTAGCGACAAGTGGTGCTTCTGATTCAGGAACATCAAATCACTGGTGGTATGATACAACAAATAATAAAATAAAGTCGCTTGAAAGTGGTTCTTATAAATACAATGATGTAGCCTTACCTGTTGCTATTGTAACTATTGTTAATGGAACTGGTGTTACTTCAATAGACCAAATATTTAATGGCTTTGGCTACATTGGCTCTACTGTATTTGCATTACCAGGAGTTAAAGGACTTATACCTAATGGTAGAAACGATGATGGAACTCTAAAAAGTAGAGAAAGTATAACAACCACTGTTGGAACTTTAACTTATACTTATCCATCTACTGGACAACCAATATATGTTATGGATAATAACGCAGTTATACCATCGAGCCAATATATTGTATCCACAACAGAGCCTATGAGTCCATCAAATAACTGGGTAATGTGGTACAATCCAGAAGAAAATATAATGAGATATAGCTCTAATAATGGAGTTTGGACAATATATAATAATTGGCTTCCAACAGGAATAGTAGTAAATTCAGATGATAGTTATAAAATTACAAGTTTTAGTAATCCTAAAACAGCCTTTCACGCACTTGACTACAATGACAGCTCCACAATTTCCGGTTGGAGTATGCCGTCAAGTAGGTATATAGATTTGACACTAGGTGCAAGTGGTGCAACTTATACAGCTCCGGCAAATGGTTGGTTTGCAGGTTGGAGTTCTCAAAGTAGTGGAAACTTTAATTATGTGGCTTTTATAACAGGAAGTGTGGGTAACGGGTATGCAAGTGAGGCAGTTGTCCCATCAGGTTTCCAGTGTCCGACACTTCTTCCTGTAAAAAAAGGTCAAGTGATAACTGTATTATATTCCGAAGGACTTGTAATGTTTAGATTTTATTATGCAGAAGGAGAGCCGAATGTTTAAAGCAATTAAAGATAATAAAATCATAGCAATTAACGAAACAGACAACTTCCCTTGTCTTGTTTATGACAACTCGGTGGAAGATACAGACCACAACGTTGATGACTTTGTACACGTTGATGGCGAGTTTGTTCTAAAGACTGATGATAAGGCTATTCGTCAAGAAAAAGACCAACGTATTGCTGAGCTTAAACAACTCTTAGCAGAAACCGATTATATCGCCAACAAATTGATAGAAGCTGTTGATGATACAGAACTCCAAGACTTAAAGGAAAAGTATGCAGACACGCTAAAAAAACGCCGTGAAGCAAGAGCGGAAATCAATCAACTGGAGAAGTGATATGTTAAACTGGCTTAAAGCCTTACTTGGGAGAAAAGAAATGGATATGAACACCATTATCAAAAGGCTAGAATTTCACGAGGGTTGCGTATTAAAGCCCTATTACTGCCCGATAGGACATCTCACGCTAGGCATTGGGCATAATATAGAGGCAAGACCATTTACAGAGGAAGAGCGGAAAGCAATCGGTGATTGGGAGAAGGGTATCACTAAAAATATGGCTTATATGATTTGCCGAAATGACGTTAATCTTTGCCTAGAGAAGTTAAAGACTTTGGACTTTTGGAAGTCATTAGATGAAGAACGGCAGTATGCTCTGATAGATATGTGCTTTCAGCTCGGATGGGTAGGGTTAAAGAAGTTCAAGAAAATGCTTAAAGCTTTAGCTGTAAAGGATTACTTGACAGCTTCTACCGAACTCTTGGACAGTAAATATGCAACACAAACAGGCAAACGTGCCAAGAGAATAGCTAAACTAATCAGAACAGGAGTGTGGGAGATATAAATGAAATATTTTGATATTGATAGGATATGGTCATATTTAATTGGAGTTTTAATCTCGTTCTTTGAGCCTATCTATGTAACAATCTTATGGATGCTTATTTTTATTGTTGTAGATATGGCAACAGGGATATATGCGGCTTATTGCAAAGGGCAGAAAATCACATCTCACAAAATGCAGAGAACAGTAGTCAAGTTCTTAATGTATGGCACTACTATTATTCTGCTTGAGGGGTTTGATAAGTATTTTGTTACATTGGTTGATTGTGGTCTTTCGACCATAGGTGCAACGATAATCTGTGGCATAGAGTTATATTCAATATTTGAGAATTGCTACAAAGCGACAGGAAACATAGTTTTCAAAGTATTAACCCAGTTTACCAAGACAAAACTTGAGGATAAAACAGGGGTTCACATTGAGGAGAAAAAAGATGAAGAATTTAATAATAACAGCATTAGATAGTCTATTTTGGCGCATCCGAGGTGGTTTAAGAATACCATTCACCGATAAGAAGTTTCCGCTTAATAAGATATGGTTTGCCTTGCTCTATTCGGCAGAATACTGCTATTTGACAGTATGGGATTTCAACAAATGGCTAGTATCTTCTATTGCCACGCTCGTATCATATCAAAGCTACGGATGGGGGGAGTACATCTCATGTGTGACTGGTGGCGGTAAACCAAGTGAACGGTCTGATTGCGATTTGGTAGATGACATCGTGGACAATCTCAAAATCACTTATAAAGGAAAAGTTTATAAATTAACTGACTATCCTGTTTTATTTGGTTGGGTTGGCTTGTCCTTGCGTGGTCTGATACTCTCATTTATTATCGGATTGGCTTTTAACAATATTCCATATATGCTTACAGGCTTAGGCATGGGAACTTGCTACTGGCTTGGTGGAATAATTGGCAGAAAAATCCTTAAAAAGGAAGACAAGACTTCGTGGAATATTGGAGAGTGGATTTTTGGTGGTTACTTGGGAATAGTGTTATGCGTACTTTTTTAATTTATTTAGCGGTTTTTCTTTGCGTGGTAGCGTATATATTTTCTTTGCAATATGTTGAGCGTGGAAAAAAGATAAAGCTACTAGAAACCGAAAAAACAGAGCTTAACTCAAAACTTAATTCTATGGAGAAAGAAATTGAAAACTATAACCAAAAGCAACTGGAAGCCAGTAACACGATTGAAAAAGTCAGAGAAGTCATCAAGCACGTTAAAGAGCCTTGTGATTGCTATCATACTGCTTTGCCTAGCGATATTAAGCGGTTGCTCCACGACAACAACAAGCAAGATTAAAGAGAATTGCCTTAGGAATGTGCAAACTTATGGTGAGGTAATCGAATGCTCGATAAAACTAGACAAGCTCCAGTAGAACAAAACCTTTTTCCAAAAGAAGAATGGGATGACTTGATTGTGTGGCATCCAGTTTCTAATATCCCTGTTGAGGAGATTTATAAAGACTTGCCGGAAGTTAAGCAATTCCACGATAATTACGAGAAATTTTGGCTTAAAGACAAGGGGAGATAAATTTTTCCACAATACCCCTAGTAAATTGACTTTCTTGCCGAGTCGTGTATAATAACAATGTCTTGTAAAAGGCAAGCTTTTTTAACTGGTGCGCTTGCCGTAAAAGGTGGGCGCATTTTGATATGTTTAAGAACTATATAGGATTTAACGTGAAGTCGAAGCATATCTACCTTTGTTATTCCGGCAAGTATATTGGAGCTTATAACCCGTATACGAAAGAAGTGGTCGGCTACGATACGTTGGATAGATTTGTGCCTTTTGTTCAGAAAATACTTAAAGACTTCCCAGAATATACACCGCATAACGTGGTAAACGAAGGCATATCCGAGGTAATTCAAAGGAAAATCCTTTTAGATATAGCCAAGAGAGAACTCCAAAAGAATCGAGATTAGGATGCTACACTTTTGTTACAACTTCTTTAAAACGACTCGACACTTTTTAGCACTTTTTAACAACTTTGTTACAACTTTAATTCTCTTTATTTTTGCTTAGATAATAAAAAAACCTTGTAAAAACAAGGCTTTGAGATGGTGCCGTTTAGTGGACTTGAACCACCGACCCACGCATTACGAAAAAGATTATCTATTTTTATAAGCGTTTGATTTAATATAATAATTCTTTGACAGCTTTAATAATTTTACAACTTTGTTACAAGTTCACTCAAAAACAGCGGTTAATGCTTGTCTTTTTTCATCATCCAGAACGTGAGCATATTTGGTTGTAGTTTTTATATCCGCATGACCCAAAATCTGTTGCGTAAGCTTTAAATTTCCTGTCTTTTTTAATATCCAAGTAGCAGCCGTATGTCTTAATGTGTGAAAGTTCGTATAAGGCAATCCGGCTTTTTTTAGTGCTGTGTGCCACGAGCGTTTTATATCTGTTATATGTTTTCCATTATATGTAAAGACATACTCACAAACTTTTGGTTGAGCTTGTAGTATCTTTTTAAGTTTATCTATCATAGGTATTGATAGGTTTTTGCCACCGTCTTTTGTTCTGTCCTTAACTTTGATGTTGATTGTGTTATTCTTAAAATCCAGTTCTTCCCATTTTAGGTTTAAGAGATTTGACCGCCTTAACCCTGTATATAAAGCTGTGTAGATGATAGGTTTTAGGTGAGGGGAAGAATTATCGATAATCTTTTGTGCTGTTTCCCAACTATCAAGATATTTTATATTTTCGGCTTTTTCTTTAAGTTTGAATTGGGATATTTTAATTCTTGGTACGTTATATCCCCAAAGTTCGCACTTGCTTAATACAGAGGATAAAAGCATTAATTCTCGGTTAATTGTGCCGTTAGCGACTTCGTGCTTTCG